GACCATGTTGTTGTATTTTGTGATTTAAACAATGAGCCTAATGTCGGCTGAGATGTAATACGTCTCTCTGTAGAACCTAAAATAAATTGTTCAGTTTCTGCAATGTAAACATTATAGTTATCTGTCTCAGCAACAAGAACCACACAATATTCTTCATATGCCATTAGATATACTGGCTCTTCAAATTCAAATGTTGTTGCAGCTGTCGCATTAACCGAAGTATTTACACCTGATGGCGATTTAAACACACGAGAACCTGGTATAGTTTCAGTTGCAGAAGGACTACCATTTACCATTGGCCTTAATTCTAATGATACTGGAATAGTGTCATCTTTTGTTTGAAAGAATATATCAACCTTACTTAAGAAAACACCATCTTGATCTGGAATAAAGAACGATTGAGCTAATGGATCTCTCTGTCGTACCGTACGTGGAGGAGTGGTAACAACATTGTTAACACGTCTTTCACCGGTTACTACGTTCCAAGTATTAATGTTAGCTGTACCTCTAGACGTTCTAGATGAAGCAGAAGACGAAGAAGTTGTACCAGTTACAATATTTCTAACTCGAGTAGATTGAATAGTTCTTTGTCTGGTTTCGAGTGCACCGCTTGAAGTAAACGATGCTACACCAATAGAAGTTGCAGCATCTTCATTATCGCTACTAATATCTAAAAGTTTTAATTCTCTTGTACCAGTTCTAAATCTTAATGTACTTCCGCTCGGAATAAAGAATTCGCCTTCTACAACGCCTTCGGCATTTGTAAAGAGAGAAGTTGCTCCATCCGGATGTCCGCTATTTCTGTCATACCTGTTTCCAGCTTCGTTATCAGTTGTAGCAATTCTAGTAAATGTGTCTGACTTAACCCAGTTATCTACAGCAGTACCGTCAAAGAATGGAAATACTCTAGTATTTGGTTTCATACCTTGACATTTAAAACTTACACGTCGCGATCTCATGAATGGAATCATCGCTACGTCTATGACTCTATTACCTACAACGCTTCGAATCGTAGAGAACGATGCAACTCTTGCTGTTGCCGTAGTGGACGTAGTTGTAGTTGTAGTAACAGTATCTGTACGATCCCACGAGCCTCTCCACCCTGCTCCAAATGCCTGGCCACCTACAACATTGCCACCACTGTTTACATTATTAGTGCTAGTATTAGTATTAGAAGAGCTTCCTAGACTTTGAGATCTAGTTGCGCCAACTGTTGATCCTGCCCAGTTCCACTGTGAGTTATTAAATAATTGTGATTGATTTCCACTAAATTGATTTTGTGTTCCTCCACCAACAATGACGTCAGCAGCCTGTCTTGTTTCTCTCCACTCATCAGATGCTGGAGATAATTCCATTGCACCCATGTTTGTAATAACTGAGAATGGATTAATATTCATGACGCCTGAAACCTGAGGCTGATCGATATATTCTACGTGTGTAAATTTCTTATATATGTTATCTCCCTTTAGAATTGTATTCGTAGAAAGATCTGAGTCATATATAAGTCTTATAGCTTCTTCTGAAAATGATGGTCGCAGTAATTGCGCTTGTGGATCTATAGCAGCTCTATATTCATTATTAAATACACTAGATCCTAATTGATCTTTAAATCCATCTACTAAAAAGCCAGCCTTTGTTCTATCAACTCCTGTAGAATCAAATACACTAAAATTAGATAAACCTGTTTCAATTAACGATAATGCAGTAAGTTCAAATAGATTATCTACTTTTTGAGATATACTACCGATATCGTCCATTGTAAACAATTTTGTTTCATATGGTGCTAAGTTCGCATCAGAGTCACTTTTTGTAAAACTTTGTAATTTTACATCTGTAAGTAAAAGATCCCCGTCTGGCTTGACCGGAAACTGTGGTTCAAGAGCAGATGTACCAAGAAGCACTTTAATGTTACCATCTTTATCGAGTACGATTTTATCGTACCGCGGAAGATAATACTCAACATCAGTTGTAATCAAATCGGTATTGGTTGGTAGTTCGTTAATACGAGCAGTACCACCAGTAAAGTCTGAGTCTCCATCGGTTTTACGTGGTCTAAAATCTAATACGTCGTGTAAGAATACTTTACTTCCGTCGTTTAATGTATGAGCCGGAATGTCTTTGTAATCCACCTGACCAGTATATGAGTTAACTGCAAAGAATTCACCAGATGCACCATGTGTGAAATATCTAAATCTTGCAAATACTTGTCCACCTGGAGCTGGTTTATCACCTTTTAAAATTAATCTTGCAGGAGAATACCAGTTATCTCTCTGACCGTTATCAACAATAAAATTATTAATTAAATCTGCACCATCAGAATCCGAATCACGCAGACGATCTAACTTAAATAAATCTGGTTTTTGTAAACTTATAAAAGCAGTACCGGTTCCATCAGATTCTATAGCTCGTACAACCGTGGTTTCAACAAGAGTTTTTGTACGTACACTACCAGCAGCTTTGTTTACCTTTGCAATAATTTCAATGTTAGAACTTGTTGGACCACCACTAATTGTCGCAGCCTGGGTACCAGCACCTGTAATTGTTGGGGAAATGACAGAACCAGATGAATCAACTGAAACTATCCAGTCATTGACACTACCGAACGTTTCTCCGGTAGCAGTCAATGTCAGTGTAGCAGCACCAGAAGGATCGAGTGAAGCATTAAAAGCACGATATACTTCTAATGATATATCAGATAAGGTTTTTGGTCGTTCAAATGGCAAGTTAAAGAATAAGTTATTATTACCAACGTCTCTTAGTATCGCACTACCATTATCTAAAACTAAGTTGGCATAATCAAAAGAACTACCGCCAATAGATTTTACATTCGCGAACGATTGGCCTGCGTTCATTACGACATCAAAGATATAAAATCTATAATATGCTCCGTCTTCTTCTACTGCACGAATACGACATGTACCAATGGTTGAACCACCGTGGGTTACTGCAGAACGTAAGTTTCTATTTTGAAACACGTTAACGTTTGGCAAACCTTTAAGATCTGTAACTGTAATATAGTTACCGTAAGATGCAGCTACCACTTCGTTGTTATTAGTTTGAGTATCTCTTGCTTTTGGAATACGTAAACGTGTTGGAAAGGTTTTTTCTATTCTATATCCTGATACGTATGCTAATCCTTCAGATACTGTTGCAATAAGATTTGCGTCATTCGAATCGTCTTCATAATTTACAATAAACGGATTGATAAAGAAATCACCTTGAATATCTGCTGTACGCTTAGCCATTCTATCTTCAACGCGCGCATATGCATCATCGCCAGTTACAACATCAAATACAACGCCGTTTCTTATTCTTGCGTAGTAAACAAAGTTTTGATCTGAATCTATATCATCCTGAGTGGTAAGCGTCATTGTAATTCTATAACGATCAGCACCTGGAGCAGAAGTATTTGGAGTAGCGCCTTGGTTATCATACAGAAGCTCAGAGTCTGCAGCAGTAACAACGTCTTGTGTTACTAAAAATCCTACAGTTGCATCTGGTTGTTGACCGTATTTGCTTAGTATGATAGATTGTTTTTCACAAAATACAAAATGCCCTTGTGTAAAGAAATCACCTTTTTCTACCGAAAATCTTGTACCAAATCCGGTAGCAGGATTTGCCGTTGTACTTGTGGTTTGAACAGTTAACGTAACACCTGAATTCGTACCAACAATGTCTTCGCCTGGATCCATAGTGTTTGGAGAAGCAAATGAAGAAGCTGATAAGGTATCGATATATGCAACGTATATTGTTGCAGGATCACTTGCAGTCGCAGCAACGACTTCTAAAATTTTTGCTTTAAATGCAGAGTTTTGCCCGGTAAATTCATCTCCAACAATAGTAGAAGTATCTGTTGGCAAGTTATTCGTAGTTGTATCAAGCTTGATAAATTCATATCGAGTATTAAGGCTTGGTCCACCAGGATTAACTGATGCACCTTCTTTAAAGATATTGCGGGCAAATCTTTCAATTTCTTTTTGTTGTATCGTTTGAGACTGAGTTAGCTCTCTTGCCTGCAAAGCACGGCCAGAATTAAACAGTATCCTATGATAGTTATTACTGTCTCTATAATCGTCTTTATACGTATCAGCAAAGACTTTTTCCGTAAATTTTGTCGCCATTAAATCACTCTACAGTTGAATTATTACTTTTATGTCTTCAGTTTGTGCGGGATCTCTTTCAATCGCAGCTCGATTATCGATGTACAATATTGTACCAGACAATCGATCGACTGTACCTTTTATATATGCCAATGTATCACCGTCAACCGAAGCTGAATCTAAGATGCCTTCACCATTACCATCAGTCTCCGTAATCGTTTCGCCTTCGATAAATGTAGCAAAGCCAGTAGAATCAGTCTGATGATACCATACATAGCTTGAATCTGCGTTATCGATATATGCTTTTGCAGCAGATGTGGATCCTAGAATTGTTTTGTCTTCGGTAAAGTTTTGAGCAATAGAACCAAACTTTAATTTATTTAAGACGTTTGCTGCAGGACCTTCAAAATCTGAATCTGCAGAATCTGGACCAACTTTAGGATCTCTAATTATTCCTACTTGCCTATAATCATTACTTGTAATCATCGCATTTGTTTCGTCGCCAATTAGCTTCGAATTAAACATAATAGCGCTTGAGCGAAGATCGTCTCTTGCATCTCCACCTATTCCTAACGGTGTTGATACTACAGCACGAGCATGTGCTCCTGTTCCACCGCCACCAGAAAATAGAACTGATGCATAATCGTATCCAGCGCCATAAGCTTTTCCTGTACCAGAATCATTCATCTCAACTTTTACAATAGTTCCGTTATATACAGTAGCTGTTGCGCCAGGAGTTTTTGTTCCGTTACCGGTAAATGTAATAGTTGGAGCAGACGTATATCCTGTTCCACCGTTATCTACCTTAATACTAGTAATCTGTCCTTTGACGGCTGCATCCTGAATTGTTTTTTGTTCTTGCTCTAATGCAGGATCAGAAGCGCCGGCAGAGTCAACGAACTGTACGGGAATATAATTAGCTGATGTAAACTTTACCGAACGCAAAGCAGTTTGTCCATATAGGTATTTCCATACGTAACCGTCTGCTGTTGAAATAGGATCTAAAGAAGTGCCTGTCGGTTTAACCGTAGATGTCACAGAAGATCCTGTAGCATCTTTACCTTGCTGTAAACACATGTAAACAGCTAACTCATCTGTCATAACATAATATGCATTTGTTGGATAACCTTGAACATGATCATCATACGAAGCATAAATTGTACCAGAAGACCAGTTATATCTAGGAATCACATATGAAACATCTTCACCTTTTTTCATAGCCTGTAAATTTAAACGAAAGTCACGTTCTTCTTTTGCAGTATTCAAAGGAGTGGGAGCTGCGTCCGTAGCATTCCAGTCTTGTGATCTACCAATACCAATATAGTACGTAGCCGCAGAATCTGTAACGTTTGTAAAAATATCGTTAAGAACTTGTCTTTTAAATTTATCTGTAATAATTGCAACCATTTTAGATTCCCTAGCTCACGGTTCCGCCGAAGTTACTGACCAACTGCCAACTTGTTCCATCCCATATCATTGTGCATCCTTGATTATTTGCTAAAGCAATGCTGGTTCCTGGTCCAAAGGTGGCTGGTGTAATAGTAGCAGTACCAGCGTTCTTATTTGTAAATAGTTTATATTCTCCTACTGTCGTACCATTAGCCACTGATACCGAAATTGGTGTTCCAGAGTTTCCGACAATATATGATTTAGAAGTATCAGCAGCTCCTGTGGCCGTAATCACATCAGAAGAATAAGCTGCTTTTTCAATTTCTACTGATCCTGTTCCTTTACCACTTAAATTAAGATTAACATCAGCATCGTCTCCACTTGCACTCATAACAGGATTTGAACCAGTACCGGCGTTTTGTACATCAACATGATTAACTGCACTTCCTGTTGCAGTAATACTAAAAATTTCAGCTCCATTAGCGTCTCCAATATAACCACTAACTTTAGGTTGAGACATTGTAGGAGCTGTAAGAGTTTTATTTGTTAATGTTTGAGATGCACCAAGTAAAGTAAGTGTATCACTATCTGATAGTGTTGGTATATTAAGATTATGATTCGCAGTCAATGAACCCGCTATAAAATTATATGTGTGCGATGCATCATTATCTTGAACTTTTATTCCGCTTACTGTTGGGCTGGTAAGTGTTTTATTCAATAATGTTTGTGTGGCAGAATCAAGTAAAATTTCACCAGAGGCATTTGGTAAATGAATAACATGATCGGCCGTAGGATCAACAGCTCTTAAAACTGTTTCGTTTAGATCTGCCGTAGTTCCTTCAAACTGTAAACCACCCGCTGCAACAGCAATTGCTCCAACTAAAGTATTACTATCTCCACCGAGTTTTTGATAAAGCTCGACAAAATTTTCATTAATTTTCTGGCTCGCTTGACGTAATGTATCACCACTTCCGTCATTGGCATACGTACCATTTGCTATGTTCTGACGAGTCATTATTACCTCTAATTCGTTTTATCTATTTATACTACTTTATCGAAGTGTCCAGCGGTTATCGCTAAAGGACCTTCCATTTTAAAATCTGCAGGATATGGAGTATTTATAGGTATCGTGGCAGCATACAATACTCTGCGATCAGCGCCTTGTAATGCATTATAATCACTTGACCAACTACCACCGGCTGTTGTAACTTCAGTTCCTTCGTACATATCAGAAGACGGTTGTTCATCTACGGTTGTCTCAATCCAATTACGAAGATTCTCGTATGTCCAACTTCTATTGAATTGCATAACCACGGCCATTAGACCTGCGCCTACAGGACATGCAGCGCTTGTACCACTAAACCTTGTATCTCTACATGCAGAGATAGCAGTTAAATCAGCGTATTCTCCATCGCTTCTGCTTGTATCAACTCCATAAGATGCATCTGGACATGCGGCTAACGTTCCATCTCCAGGAGCAAAAAAGTCAATTGCATTTCCACAATCACTATAATTTACTTTTCTATCTTGATCATAGCTATTTGTCATATCATCATCTAAACAACCAACGTTGATTGCAGGAAATTTAACCGTAGTATTTCCATATGATGTTTCACTTACAGTTTTTCCTATATGCTGTGGAAACCCTCTACGATTAGTTGATCCTGTTACGTTATAACCAAATTCACTGAACGTATCTTGATAAAAAGTGTTTGTATTGTTATTTGATATACGATTATCATAGTTCGGATGATCAGGATTATATTGTGGCTGATT